CGTCGTGGCCGCTGCTGGTGACTCGTTCCAAGGCGCGTTTGCCGGTGTCGAGTGGACTGATACCACTGGTCGTCGTCGCGTGTCCAACTACTGGCCGACCGGCACGACCTACCAAACTGGTTCGTGCATCGCCTACTACTACGCTGATCCCCTGATCGTGTATGAGATTCAGTGCGACGGCTCGCTGGCCGCAACTTCGGTGGGCGACATGGCTGACTTGAGCAACACGACCGCTGGTTCCACGACCACCGGCCTGTCTCAATGCACCCTGTCCAGCACACTCGTCGGTGCTGGCAACAGCGCCCAGATGAAGATTGTGAATCTGGCTCCGTACCCCGGCAATGCTTGGGGCGATGCGTACACGATTGTGCGAGTGCAAATTAACGAGTCGCAGAACCAAGCGACCGTTAACGCTGTTTAAAAGGAGGGAGTGAAAAATGGCCGCTCCGATGCGTAGTACCGACTTTCGGTCAATTGTCGAACCCATTCTGAATGAGTGCTTTGATGGTGTATACGATCAACGTGCTGATGAATGGAGCCGAGTCTTCCGTCAACAGGAAGGCATTCCCCGCAACTACCACGAAGAACCTGTCCTGTACGGTTTTGGCGCTGCTCCCCAACTGCCTGATGGCACTCCGGTGACCTATCAGCAAGGTGGCGTGCTGTTCCTCAAGCGCTATGTGTAAAAGGTGTATGGCCTCGCCTTCGCCCTGACCAAAGTGCTGGTTGAGGACGGCGACCATATCCGTATTGGTCAGGTGTATGCAAAGCATCTGGCTCAATCGCTGATCGAGACCAAAGAGACCCTGTGCGCCAACGTGCTGAACAACGCCTTCACTGGCGGTGCTTATGCTGGCGGCGACGGTGTTGCTCTGAACGCCTCCAACCACCCCATCGTCAACGGTACGTTCAGCAACCTGCTGACCACCGCCGCGAACCTGTCGCAGACCTCTCTTGAGCAGATGCTGATCCAGATTCGTCAGGCTGTGGACAACAACGGCAAGAAGATTCGTCTGGTTCCAAAGCAACTGGTTGTTGCTCCAGGCAACGTCTTCCAGGCCGAGGTGCTGCTGAAGTCTGTCCTCCGCGCTGGCAATGCCAACAACGACATCAACCCCGTGAAGTCGATTGGCCTGCTGGACGAAGGCGCTGCCGTGATCTCTCGTCTGACCTCCGCCACCGCATGGTGGGTTCAGACCGACGCACCTGAAGGCATGAAGCTGATGATGCGCCGTGGTCTGGAGAAGACGATGGAAGGCGACTTTGAAACTGACTCGATGCGCTACAAGGCCACCGAGCGTTACGATGTCGGCTTCACCGATCCTCGTGCGATGTACGGTACCCCCGGCGTCTAAACCTAAGTGGGGGCTTCGGCCCCTGCTCCACAAAGGAGAAAGACAATGGCACAAACCTACATTGGTTCGACCCTGCGTACCGGCTCTGGCACGTTGACTGATACCACCGATGGCGGCTTTGTCGTCACGGCTCAGACAACGACTGTCACGACCGTCACTGGTGGCACCGCTGTCAGTTCCACCATCACCATCCCGGCTTCGTCGCAAATCATCAATTTTTTTATTGATTGCGTGACTCTGCCTGTGGTCGGTGGTGGCACGGCTACGACTGTCCCCATCACGATTGGCACCGCTGCTGCTGGCACTCAGTATCTTTCCGCTACGGACTGCATCTCTGGTGGCCGCGCCGCTCTGTCCTTCACCGCTGCTCAACTGACCGCAATGTCGGATGTCGGCACCAATCAGAGCGTGGTCGTTACCGTTGACCCCAACGGCACGATTGCCACCACCCAGGGCGTCTATCGCCTGACGGTGGTCTACGCTCAGAAAGTTTGAGGAGGCACATCATGGGCCAATTCAAACCGATGGTGAAGATGATGACCACCGAGCCTTCGGTGGAACTCAAGCTCAAGAAGGGCGGCGCTGTCAAGAAAGCTGACGGCGGCATGATGGGCACAGGTGCAATGCCTGCTGCCATGCCCGCTGGCCCTGCTCGTGGCGGCATGATGCCTACCCGCGCCCCGATGCGCCCGCCCCTGGCGGCTCGTCGCAAGGCGATGGCGATGCCTATGGGCGCTACTGCTGGCGTCCCGGCTCCTGCCTCTCCGATGCCTGCCATGAAAAAAGGCGGCAAAGCTGAAGGCGGCGAGTCCAA